TGACTCGCTCTTCTTGAGCCGCCAAGTCAGCAGCGGTCTGATCCATGTTTGCTTGAACCATATCAGAGATGCGCTGCTGCTCTGCTGAGATTGCAGATCTTTCGTCAAGACCCTGCTGGCGTAAAGCTGCGGTCTCAGTATCGACACCGGCTTGAAGTTCTTTGATACGGTTTTCAAGAGCGGTCGTCATATCTGATCGTTGAGATGATGCAGCGTCAGCAGAGGTTGAGATCTCTTCTCTTAAAAGGCTTTGGAGGTTGTCGATTTCCGTCTGACGAGCAGTGGAGGCAGCTTCGTCCGCAGCCTTTTGCTCCGCCATAATCTTGCTATATTGATCAGCAAGAAGCTCGTCTGTCGTAGGGCCTTCAAGCTGGCGCATTGTTGGAGTAGCAGGAGCCTCTCTCGGGCCACGGTCATAAACCGGTTGCTGCATCAAGTAATTACTCAGCGAGGCATAAGGGGAAGCTGAACTTCCGTATTCGTCTTGAGCGCGGCTTAAATCAGTTGGTTCTGCCATTTATATCACCATGCCTTGCAAGACCAGTATCGAGGCGTGAGTTTGTCCTTCGCCGTTGAGCACTTATGGCGAGCACGAAAACTGGCTCTTCGTTCTGGTATGTTTTTTTTGATTGTCATGTTTGGATCACCGAAACGAACCAGCTTAACTTGATCGCCTTGACGAGCAAGAACCGCGAACTTCTTATTGCCGCCAGAAGTCCTTTTAGGTTTATTAAAGCCGGAAAAAGACTCGCCGCGATATGATACGCGGCCAGCCTCCGTTCTCTTAGTGTCCTTGGTCGTAGCCATACTAGGCGTACTCTTTTACAAGTTCCAAGATAACCGTGTAAGTGTCGGTACTGCTCGCCCCGATAGTGGTGAACAAAATATCTCCCGTTACACCATCACCAGCATTGTTTGGAATGCCGGTGAAATCAGAATAATCATGGAAACCATTGCTGTCGGGCGATAGGCCGATAATCAACGTGTTTGCGGTTGCATCACACAGCAGCTCAACCCCCATGCCAACGCACTGCCACCAGATTTTACTAACTGTGACTTTGGAGCAAGATTTACCGGCGCTATTTGCAGTCAGAGCAGATACATCCACCTTGACCACATTAGTCTCTCCGGTTCCGTCCGAAATATTTGTAAACTTCAGGACAGCTTTGCGCTCGCCGTCCTGAATGGTTTGTGACGTGACTGCATCAGCCATTATTACTCTCCTGAGTTATAGCGATTAAGCGTCAGCGAAAGGCGTAACAATCGTTCCTGAACCTAACAATAAAGAGTCATGAACCAAGTACGTTGCATCGTCAATAGCAGTAATCCTGATAACACTACCGACAATTCCGCCTTTAGTTGATCCATTTAAAGTGATGACATCGTTAGATGCTGCAGGAATAAACGCTTTTTTAGCGCCATCATCTACGGCAACCATTGCCGCGCCAACAAACTTGTCAGTGCCGTCAGTCAAGATATCAAGATCAGTCGCTGCGGTTTCTACATAAAAGAAAAACGAAGCGCCAGTGTTGTTGTCTTGGCTAGGGGCCGTTGGGTCAGTGGGGGTGTTCACGTTGATAGATGGCAAAGTAAACTTGCCGTCTGCATCGTTCAGCAAAATGATTTTGCCAGCATGAGCAGCTACGGTAAGCGTAGTGTCTGCCGTAAGGCTGATCGTGCTGTTCACGCCTGCAGTGATAAAACCAGCTAAAGATCTAACGGGACCAGAAAAAGTAGTTTGTGCCATGATATTTTCACCTCTTACGAAAGGATTCGCCCTAATGTCTTCGTAACGTCCGCTGAGTCGGTCGATAGGGCTGGTTTTTCTCAGTTGACTGACATTCTAGGGCAATATTAAGACAAAAAAAAGGGGCTAAATAGCCCCTTTTCTCATCGTTTAAAATAAAACGATTGTCTAGGAATCTATGATTCCTGCAGAATGTTAGTGATCACTACGCCTAAGCGCCTTGTGAGCCGTAAATTCCACGCCAATCCGAAAATCCAAAACTATATCGCTCTCTCGCTTTGTAGCGGATGTTTCCGGTTGAGAAGTCAGGTTCCATAGAAGTTTCCATCGCGGATCTTTGGAACATCTTGAGACCTTCACCTTGGTCTGTAACCGAAGTCAACAGGAAGAAAGCGTCTGGGTCGTTCAGATAGTGGTTAACAGTGTAACCACCGGGCAGAACGCCAGTGCTCTTGATCGCGTTGAGATCATTGTCAGCAGTCCCAGATCGCTTGTCCGAATTCAAAATTCGGTCAGCAACGAAGACCAACTGAGGAGGTACGACCAACTTAGTCGCCTGCACTGAAATGGTCAGTCCTCGATCATCGGTAAAGGTTGAGATGTCAATCAAAGCATCTTCCAATGAAGTTTCATTTAAATCAGACATAGTAGCCGCTCGGTTAGCGGCAGTACCGCCACCAGCCAACGGGTGACCTGTGTTGATTAAAGAAACGCCATCGCCGCCAGTAAAACTGGAAGAAAACGCATTGTTTAGTACATCAGCGCCTTTTACTTCTTTGGTGTTCGCCATAGAGCGAGCAAGTGCCTTGACATAACGCTTACCTAAACTGTCATAAAGATTATCTTCGACAGCTTCCTCGGTTAGTGCAAATGCCAACGCAATTGTCTGATGCGTATAGCGTGCTGAGTAGGACTCGCCAGCATTATCAAAGACAACACCTTGACCTTCAGTTTTCGTTGGTGCTGAACCGAAGCCGGTAATGAGAACTTCTTCCTCGAAGGCACGCTGAGAATCTTCAATTGCGAAGATTTCTTCGTACTCTCGATCGTAGCTGTCATAACTCATACCGAACAGGGAGTTCAGGCCGGGTTCTAGCTCTTTAGCTAGTTGTGCTCGTGAAATAGCCATTTGTTACTCTCCTTATGCTAATCCAGCAGATTTAACACCGGCAATGTGGTTTTGAATAACCACAAGGACGTTGGTGTTAGCACTTGCTACGTCATCGTTATCGGGATCTTGAGAAATGTCCAAAGCTTTCAACGGCAAGGTTGTTGCCGTGGCGCCGGTGGTCACATCAAGTTCCACGTTTGATCGGCCAGAAGCTGTATCGCCCGTGGTAGCTTGATCAACAATATCAAAATTGCCAAACAAGTCTGCTATCGGGAAAGCTGCATCCGCTTGAATTGAGAAGACGGTCATAGGATCGTCGATCACAAAAGCAATGATGTCTGCTGCCGAAATTGAACCGGGGTAGTAGTTAGAAAAAACCTGCTCTCCCGACGTAGGGTCAGTGTACTGACACCCATTAAAAACCCCGACCACGGGGACAGTGTTACTAGCTGCGGCTCGTTCAATACCACCGCCGGTTACTTGCTTAACAAGATCTCCATTAAAGATTGTTCCGCTCAAACCAGAAGCAATACGGTATCGACTTTGGCCACCAGAATAGGGAGCACCACCCATCATACGAACGGGGCGTAAACCAAAGGCTGCGTCTTTATTAGCCATTTTTTATCTCCTTGAGACTTAGCGTCTACCAAATGTTACTTGGGAATCTCGCTGCGGATCATACTTAACGTAACGCCGGTCGCCGCGAGTCTCATTGAACATTGTGTTATCCAATGCGTCAGTGGCCGCTTGATTTTTCGCATCATAATATGCGTTGCGCTCTTCAATCGTTTCGTGTGGTATTTTTGCAAGCAATAATCCTTCGTTGTATATGACGCCAGCGTGCTTTCCGGCATCCATTGTAGGAAGTTCCCACTCTGGAGGAAGATCAGATGCTTTTACAAGCTCCCAACCTTCCCTTATCCGTCTGCTTACGTTCGCCCGATCCTCTTGCCCTAGCATTGATTCCCTGATCCACCGATAGGTGTAACCGGGGGGTGCCGGGGGAGTTTCGAGCTTACGAACTGGTCGCCACGGTCGTCTTCGAGCCTGTTTATCGTGCGTCTCGGAATCACGCGAAGCGCGGGTCTTATTATCTGAATCTGTCACTGTCTTGCCTCCCTTTGAGCAATTTTTTGCTTTTCTGCTGCCACACGCATGAGCCAATTTTCCTCGCTCATATTGTGCGGCTTCAAACCATGGAGGCGCTGAAGTTCAGATCGAGTGAACTTAACACCACGCTTGCTGCCCTGTGTTTGTTGCCGTCCAGCGGAGCTGGCGGAAGCGACTCTTTGCACAGCGGGTCTATCTTCCTTTTTTTCGGCTACCGAACTACCCTTTAAGGTTGGGTAGATTCGGAAAACTCTTGTGTCCAATTCATTGTAATACTCTTCCGAGTCTGGTTCAAACCCTTCATTAATTAGATTGAAATGGGTGAAGTAGGCGAACTGAGTCGCCTGAAGGTTTTCTTCGTTCTCAGAATCACCATACCATTTGTTTTGATCGTGCCAGCTTAAAGCTTCGCTGGTAGGTTTTACTTCCTGCTCAAACTGCTGCTGAGGTTGCTGGTATGCCTGATAGTTTTCTTGCGAGACTTGCTGACGACCGCTCTGCTCGGCAACATACTGCGACTGCCTAGCCTGAGCGACTCGAAGCTTTTCTTTCTGGATCGCAATATCGTTCTTTAGCGTGTCCGCCTTAGAGATCAGATCAGCGTCACCAGACCGAATCGCTTTTCGGTAGATGTCATCTATCTGGCTTTCTTTTGAGGAAAGAGCTTCTTGTTCTTTCTGAAGCACAG